CATAAGGCGGGGCGATGTCTGGCTCCGCATAGATTTCAGTAGCGACAAATCCGGACCAGACAAGAGTACCGCCTCCGTCAACAGACCCACCACGAAAGGCATCTATCCGGAACTCCCTGGGATTGCAGGTGTACAGCTCGGCAAATTCTCCGTCCACGTTACACTCAAGCGTCAGGTTGCAACTGGTCGAGCGGAAGCATCCGTTATCCTGCATCCGGATGACGGGCGACTTCCCGAGCGGGCGCTCAGTCACGCTGCCCGTGTAGCCGTCTTGCAAGAGGTTGACAGTGTACAGGACGCCGTGCTCCGACCAGGTACGGAAGCGGTATTTGATACCGTAGGCCATTACTGAGTATAATAGTTTTTCTGGTTGGTATTGTTGAACACTGTAATGAGCTTGTCACCGTCCGCCTCCAGGGTGCCGGTGACGTAGACCTTCACCTCGCGGGTCTCGTATCCGTTACTGCCTCCCGCACTATAGTCGCCGGAATAGCCACCACCGCCCGCACTATAGTCGCCGGAGGCAACAGCAGACAAGGAAGACTTGACGGCTGCGCCCAAGGCCACGAGGGCGGCGCCAGCCGCGATGGCCACGTAAGGATTGTCCATCTTGAGGGCCGCCTGGATCCCAAGCATACCGACGCCTGTCTTGATGGCGACCTTACCGACCGCAATGGCCATGTCGCCGAGAGAAGAGAGGGCGGCATTCTTGAAGTCCCCCCAGGCGTTACCCCCCGAGGCAAGTGTCCCGATCAGGTTGCCCATTACCTCAGCCGTCCGGGTCGCCATGGACTCCAAGCCATCTTCCACCTCTGATGTGAAGTCAACGATTGCGTCCTCCTTAGGCTTGATGCCGACGGAAAGTTGCCAGTCGCCCAGGTAGGCCTGGAATGTCTCCTTGAAATACTCGACATCCTGCCTCTGCGGAAGAATGCTCAGGGAAGGCCCCAGGACTCCGCCCTGGACGGACGAAAGCCCTGCAGTGGACACGGTTCCCAGGCCCGACCATTTGGCCTGAACCTCGGCCATTTTCTGCATCTCCTCTCGAACCTTATGCGCGGCAGACGCCTGGGCGGAGGTGGAATTGGCGATGGAGTTGCTGAGACGGTCGATGCTACGGAGTTCGTTCTGGCGGGCCGTTTCTATGTCGATGAGAGCGCCCTCCATCTCGGCGGTCTTCTTCGTATCCTCGAAGGTATTGGAGGCTTCGTCGTCCATCGCCTTCTGAAGATTGAGCATCCGCTCCTGGAGGTCCTGCTGCTTGTCGTATTTCTGATTGACAAGTTCGCGGTATCGAGCCTCTGCCGCAGAGCGTTCTGCAGATGTGGCGCTCTTGTCACTTGCCTGTCTGCGGTACTCCGCGATGTCCCGGTCAAGCAGCTTGATCTCGTTGTTCACGGTCAGCTGCTCCTTCATCAGGTCGGCCATCTGGGAGGCCCGGTCTGCATTCCGATCTGCGGCAGCGGCAGCCTCATCGGCCGCAGCCGTGGCGGTCTTCCACCCACGGATCAATCCGGTGGGCAGGAGGGCGTCATACCATTTCGACTCCTGGCCTACCGCCGTGACGAAAGCTGCGCCCAGGTTAGCCTTAAACCGACCGAAACCACGCTCCCACTTGTCCATAGCCTCCGCCACCTGCTTGCCGGTCTCGGAGTTCACGTCGTGGAGGACCTGCTTGTAGGTGGAGATGTAGGCCGCCGTGGCCATCGACATGTTCATCCCGTCGATGGTGCTCTTGAAATTGTCGGCCTCGGCCTTCAACTGCTTGAAGCCGGCGATGGCTCCAGCGATGCCGATGCCGGCAATCGCACCACCGAGCGGTGTGATGCGGGAAAGGACGGAGCCGAAGGCCTTGACGCCGGCATTCCCGGCCTCGGTCATCTTCGCCCCCAGCCCTCTCATTGCGGAGGTAACCTGTTCCACCTTGTCCGCGCTCACGCCGAAAGCACCACTAAGGCTGGACAGCAGAGACTGGGAGCTCTTGTCGAGATCCTTCAGTCCCTGCTTCACCTGCTTTGCGCCTTTGTCGAAGTCTTTGGTATCAGAACCAAAGATTACCTTCATGTTGGGGTCTTTCGTGGACATATCGTGTTACCAGTCGATTAGTTCTTTCAATTTCTCCAGGGAGGCCTTCTTTTCCTCTGGAGTCATCTCGGACAGGCCTCCGTCGTCAGGCTTCGCCTCTTCGTCCCAGGGGAAAGGAAGGAACTCGTGCGGCTGCACCGCCTTGCCCTTCGCAAGCTGGATATTGAAAAGCCGGAGCCCCGCGGCGCGGATGACTTCTGCTACATGCCTCCGGTCGGCAGCCCGGTCTTCACTCCAGGCAAGCATTGCCTCCCAGTATTCTCCCTGCCTAAGCAGGCCAAACTCCCTGGGGGCCAGTCCGAGGCGGGACAGCGCCCAGCCCCGGACTTCGCCGATGGTCAGGATGCGGGATTCTCCTCCCGCTCCTCTTTTTTTGGCTCGTCAGCCGGACGCTTGGGGCTGGACTGCCGGATGTAGATGTCAAAGAAGACCTTGACGTCATCCGGAGTGATCAGGGCGCCCAGCTCGATGGGCGTAGGGGCTCCCCCTCTCCCGTCCAGACGCTCGCCCTCAGCGATACACGCCGCCATGATGGTGGTGAGCTCGGAGGGACGGATCTCCTGGATCTTGGACAGCTCTTCGATGGTGTCCCGGCCGACCTGGGCCAGATAAGAGGTCAGCGCATTCCAGTTGCATTCAACGCGGTAGCGCTTGCCTGCGATTTCAATGTAGTCCTTCTTCATTGTGTTTGGGGTTTAGGAAATGGTCGTCATGTTGCCGGTGACCCGGAAGTCCACGGTGTAGGTCGCCTCGTCGGAAGCATTGGAGCTCTCCGAGTAGTTCGTGATGATGCAGTTGCCACCGTAGGCCTGCCCGCCGGTGGGCATGTACTTGAACGCAAGGACAGCGGCGGTGCCGGTCTTCAGGGCGTTTGCGATGAGGGTGTTGCGGAAGGACTTCGTGGTGGAGTCGGTGCCGAGCTCCACGAGACCCGTTGCGCGGAAAGTGATGTCGTGACCGATGACCGCGACCTGCGTGGCCCCCTGGTCGTCCTTGGTGAGGGACTCCTTCGTCCGCGCGGCGATGGTCAGGTCATCCTGGGTGCGACCGGCAAGAGTCTTGTTGCCGATCTTGAAAGCGATGTTGTAGCCTTCTAATGCTGCCATGGTATCGGAGTTTTAATTAGTTGTTTGTGATGTCATCGTCGAAGGTCGGGGCACCCACGACACGGAAGTCCACGGTCAGCGTGGCGTCATCGGAGGCGTTGGAACTTTCGGACAGATTGGTGATGACGCATTTGCCAGACAGCATGTCGTTGCTGTTGGTTGCATACTGGAAATCGAAGACGGCATTGGCCCCCGCCTGGAGGGCGAATGCGACGAGCTGGTCGCGGGTGATGGCCGTGGACGAAGTCAGCTCCACGAGGCCTGTGGCCCGGAAGGTGATGTCCTGACCAATCACGGCTACGGAAGTGGCGCCGGCGTCATCCTTGGTCAGCCGTTCCCGCGTCCTCTCCGCGATGGTGAGATCGTCCTGGGTGCGGCCTGCGAAGGTCTTGTAGGTCGTAACGCTGCCGGAAACGATCCCGAGCTTGAAAGCGATGTTGTATCCTGCTAATGCCATGTTATTCGTACTGATTAAGGATGTAGTCTAACTCGATGACCCAGACGCCGTCCATGCAATCCTTCCGGACATCCGTGATGCGGGCCGAAAACGTATAGGAGTCGTATTCGTGCAGGGTGACCTCTTCCTCCTCCGACGGCTCCGTATTCTCGCCCGGATCGACAATCGGAACTTCCACTTCCGGATCTTCCGGTTCTTCGCCGGGGTCGTCAGGCATCACCTCCTCCATGACCTCCGTGTCATCGGCCGCTTCGGCAACCTCTTCAGCCGGTTGGCTGGAGGAAGGGCCTACAAAGCCCTGGGCGATAGCGGACTCGATACCGGAGCGGAGGCTCTCGGCCTCGTCGATGTCGTCAGAGACGGAACGGATGGTAAGGTTTCCGACAATCTTGTAGGGGCCGTCCTTCGTGTACCGATACTCAACAGGCAGCTCGAACGTCACATAAGGGTAGCGGTCAATCTCGTCCTCGGATAGGGCGGGATTGACGCCGTGCGCTCTCAGCGTGTCCACAAGTTTCTCGTGAAGGTATTCGGTCATCTTTCCTTAAGCTTGTCTTCTTGTCTCTTGACGCTGTCCTGGAAGGCCCGTAAGAAGGCGTCCTGTGCCGGTCCGATCGCTCCGTCGTAGAAGTTCTCGTGAGGCTGCCCGACTTCATTCCGGCGCTTGCGGTTCAGGTGCTTGATGGGGTAGTCGAACTTGTGAGCCTTGTCGCGGTGCGTCAGGGTGCCATAGTTCTTCCAATAGGCCTTGAACCAATCGTCCGGTTCGTCCGTGCCGCTCTTCGCCTTGTTGAAGGCTCCCACCAGGGCGCTCCAGTCTCCGGAGACGGAGCCCTTCACGACCTTGCAGGAGACCAGCCGCTTGAACCGGCGGGGCATCGCCTTGCGAATCTCCTTCGCCGCCTGCTTGCCACCGTCCCGGAGCGCCTGCTTCACGACCTTCAAGAGGTTGGAAGGGGCCTTGTCGAAACACTTCAGGGCGTCGTCAAGTCCGGTGATGTATGTGCGATACTCGGCCATCAGTCTACGGCGTGAAGGGTGAGATGGCACAGGGGCGACACGCGGGAGATAGGATCGATGCCGGAGATCTCGTAGGTACGTCCCTCCACGACTACCCGCCAGCGCGTAGTCAGCGACGCCACCTTGTAGATTGTCAGGGTGATTTCCTGCCCCTCCTCAAGGTTCGTGTTTGTCACGTTCTCGGCGACCTCCCGCTCAACCTTGGCAAAGACTTCGGAATGGTCCTGGAACGTGTACTTCTTCGCTCCCTGCTTCCCATACGAGATGGCGCAGGAGCGAAGCAGCACCTTCGTGTCCAGCTCTCCGATATTGATCTTATTCTCCATGGTCGCCCCAGGTACGGAAAGGCCGCAGGAGGTTGCGGGCCGTGGTGCGGTCACGCTCCTCCGGACGGTCGGTAGGGTTGTTAAAGAGACTCCCGGCAAGCAGGAGGATGGCCGCCTGCATGTCTTCCGGGACCTGTTCGAGGCCCGCCTCGTAGGTCACCTCCATCCTGGATCCGGCGACGTTCCCCGTGATGCACAGGGCGCTCTCCGTAACGGTGTAGTCATCCTCCGGGACGAGCTCGCCGTCAACCTTGACCGAGGTGACCGAACGGACCGGCCACCTCAGGCCAATGTGATTGACGAACTTGGTGGAGAGGACGTACACGGAAGGCGCGATCACCGTGGAGATCTCGTGCTCGGCCAGCAGGATCGCGGCGCGGAGCTTCGCGTGAAGCTCGGCGTCGAGGTCGTGCGAGGTGATCCGCAGGTGTCTGCGGAAGTCCGCCAGGGACGGGCAGGTGATCTCAAGGATGTCGCGGGTTTCCATGACGGCGTAGAATTAGGCGTTGGTGGTCAGATCGACGACGGCGGCGAAGCTCTTAGGCTCGGCCACGACGGTATCGTCCCAGCTGTTCAGCACGAAGCGGACGTCCGCCTGGGCAGCGAGGGTGTACGGATCCACGACGATGTCCACACCGCCCCAGTGGCCGACGTAGAGATCCTCGAAGTTACCGAAGATCATCGCGGAGCACTTGGAGGCCGTGGTGCCCTTGGTGAGGGTGGACGGGACGAGGTTGGTCCAGTCGATCGGGTAGCCGTTGATCTTGGTGTAGTCGCCATCCAGGAGGTAACGGCCGTTACCCTGGGCACGTTCGATGGTCTTCAGGTCACCGATGACCTTCGCGTTGGTCAGGTAGGCGAGCTTGCCGCGGTTGGCGTTCTCT